TATTCTCATTGGTGAATTCAGTCAGAGAGTATTCACGCTTCCAGATTGCCTCCAGTTGATCATCATCGAGATTACCAAGAGTACCAGGACGAGAGAACTCAGACTTGTCGTAGTTCCAGTATCCATCCACCTTGCGGATCTTCACCTTGAAGTCAGCACCTTGCCAGAAGTCAAAAGGATTGATAGGAGTTTCATCCTTGAACTCAGGTTGCATTGCTGCCATGATCTTATCAAAGATCTTCTTACCGAACTTGTAAAGGAAGACTCGCCCTTCATTCTCAGGATGAGCAGGATCTTCTACCACATAGATGTTAGCGTAGTAAGAAAGCTTACGCTTCTGCTTACGAGCAATTTCTTTATCGGAATCACTTCCGCTGTTCCACAGTTGACGATTCATTTCGCCAACAGGATCCTTTTTGTTGAGAGTCGTCAGACTGTTCTCAATATACCAACCACCAGGACCTTGGAAGGCATGACTCCACACTTTTGCCCAGGGAAGATCTTCACCTTCAGGGGCAGGAAGGAATCGAATAACTGCATAACCATTACCAGACTTGTCCATCTCGGGTTTCCAGAGACGATCATCGCCACTAGAACCAGATTCGGGATTAGAAATCTTTTCGACTTCTTTAGTCAGTTTCTCAAAAACAGAATTGGATTGTTTCTTGAGGGATGCAAAAGACATGTATTTCTCCGTATTAGTTGTATTTGTTGGATTGCTGGGGTAGTGTCCCCCTCACCCGACCATGATATCATACCCTATTTAGGGGTCCTTGTCAAGGGACCTGAGCACGTTGTCTAGGTACTGGTTCATGGAGTCTAGAGACTCAGAAAGAGTGCTGTACCCAAACATATTGGTAATTAAATCGATGCGATGCTTCATATCAGCAGCATCTTCATCTTCAGTAGAAGATAGTTGTAGTCTGGTATAAAAAAGTTTTTGCTTTTCTATAAGTTCTTTTGTCTTCTGAATGTGTTTAATTGCCTTGTCCTTTGGCATTTCGCCAATTGCTTCTGCAGATTTTTGCAGTTCTATGTAAGTATCGTAAATTTTTTGTAGTTGTTCCTGAACGATTTCAGAATTAAAAAAGCTCATACCTTTTCTCTAACCGTTTTTAAAATGATTGTCTTGTACTTCTTACAATCAATCTGTAGAAAGGGAGCATACTTTATTACTTGAGTCTTAACTTGTTTCCAAACGGGATCTGTTAACGTTTTATCTAATCTTTTAACATATCCCAGACAATTCTCAAAAATAATTAATGTCTCTACACTTATCTCTTTCCTCAAATAGGACGTAAGAAGAATTGGATGACGACCCTTTGAGCAAGTAAATAAATTGTCAAAGTTTTCTTCGTAAGGAGAATCAATATTGTCTAATAGACTACCAATTTCTTCCTTAAAAATATATAGGAAACTATCCTGTTTCCTTCTCCATTCTTTATAAGTTGTCTCTCCTGATGGACGAATGATGTCCTTAATGTATCCCTTGTTATCACTTACGAAGTTTGACACGAAATACTCTTGTATTCTATCACGTTCGTACTTAGATGCAATTTTCTTAAAAAAATAAGCGTCATTTCGTTTATCGAATGACGCTTGACTTGCTCTAGTTTTTCCATTGAATCTAAAGTAATCGTAGTCATCTTTAGTGAAGTGAAGTTTAAGAGATAGATACATCTGATAAACTTCAAATCCAGTCATAACGGTAAGATTCCCCTAGAAGTTTTTTTCATATAATTTAAATTTTGTGCTTGATATTTAATTTTTTCTTTAAGTGGCTTTGAAATTAACTTTGATACTGTCTCTAGTTCAATTTCATTTTCATCGCAATAAGTAACGACTGCTTCAATATAATTAATTAACCCATTAGAGTCTTTCACAATTCTCTCAATATCCTCAGAGAATTTTACTGGAGTTAAAAATTTATCTTTTTTTAAATCGTTATTACTCACTAATCCTACCTCTAGTAAAAGCATCGATGTACTCCTTTAATAATGTATAATAATAATCTAAATTTGTTTTCTCAATTACTTGGCAATGACCTTCTTCAGTTGCAATAATAATTACAATTTTCTTTGGTTGAATGCCAGTCAATTCATAAAACATAACTGCGTATGCAGTTGCTTGAACAAAATAGTTTTCAATCCACTCCTCTTTTTTATCTTTGTCCGAAGTCTTGAAGTCGATTACAGCAAGTTCTCCATCAAATTCAGCAATACAATCAACCCTACCCGCAACACGAAGATAATTTGAATAAAGAGCACCTTCTAGTACATGAATGTTATTAATACGATCAAGAATAGGTTTAGCAACTTTAAATAAAGTGAAAGGAAGAGGTTTACCTTTATGCTCTTCAAGTGATTCATTGTTTAAATATGATTCAACAATGCTATGAAATGCAGTACCTCTTCCCGTTGCTCTTGCAGTCTTCCTGTCTGCAACTTCTTCACCAACTTTTCTCCTCCATTCTTTAAAAAATGCTGCTTTCTTAAATGAAGTCACCGTAGTGATAGAAGGATAAAACTCTCCATTTGGGATGGGGTAATATCTTTTTCCATCCTTATCAATAGACTCAATATCAGAGAGTTTTACAGGAAGATCAACAAAATTAAACATCAGAAACCCAAATTCAATTTACTAATAATGTAGCTACGAACAAGTCCAGAACGAACGATGTCATCAACACCAAACTCAATACAACGAAACTCTTCCATGGTTTCTAAGATCTTCATGAAGTCTAGGACTCCATTCTTTTCATTCTGCTTAATAAGGTCAGACTGAGTAATATCACCAGAGAAAATAATCTTGGCATCTTGACCCACACGGGTAATCATTGAGTCAAGTTCATGGAAGTTTAGGTTAGCAAATTCATCAACGACAATGATGCAGTTATCTAGAGTGACGCCACGAATATAAGAAGTGCTCCAGAATGAAATTGTTTCCTGAGTCCTTAGATTATTATATAGCATCTCAAAGGCATTATCGTCAGGCATTTCAAACATAAACTTTACCATATTCTTATATGGGATTTGGTAAAGTGCTGACTTATCTTCATGATCTCCAGGAAGGAAACCGATTTCTCTAGTTGGGACAAGAGAACGAACAACGTAAATCTTTTCGTATGGTGTATTGGGATTAAGTACTTCCCTCAGTGCTAGGTATAGACTGATAAATGTTTTACCAGTACCAGCACATCCATGAAGAATCATATGTTTGTCATCAGACCAAGCATCGAACACTGCTCTTTGAGAATCTGTTAGTGGTTCGATGTTAAGAAGATGATCACTGTTAATTGGCTTCTTTCTTCTCATTTGTTTTGCACTCATTCCAGCTGGAACGACAGAGTTGTTGTTTCTCTTTTTAACTGGCATATCAGGTAAATCGTGATAGGTTTGCTCTCGGATGTGCTTGTTGCACTTTAGTCATTACTTCTTTAAATGCATCCGAACTTTTAGGTGCCCCATACATAGTTCCTCCACATCCAGCAGTCCAATCTTTATCCCATTCAGGATTATCCTTGCGCCACTGATCATACTCTTTCATTGTCATGTAAAGTTCTTGTTTCTCACCAGTATTAGTATTAATAACGGGATATGTTGGCATTGAGCACCTCCTCTTATTTAGTGGTAGCGATTTGAGATTTATTTGTAAATTCTTTTTTGAGTTCCTTACGGATTCTCTGATAGAAATCTAAAATGTCATGATTGTTATTGTAGATTAGACCACACACTTTTGCGATTTCAATTACTTCTTGATTATTCATTTCAATCAATCCTGATACAAGGTTGAACAGATTCTTCACATTCACATTTACCATCACACCATCCGAGTGCTTCAGCAACACTGGGGAACTGACAAACAAAGATCTTCTTTGCTGCTTCTGCAACTTGCATGTGCTCTGCTTGAGTTCCGTTCTTCTCTCGGAGACCGATGTAGTGGATCCATGAACGGCACGAGCCTGTCATGTAGATACGAGTGGGAGTATTTTGTGGAAGCACCTTGCGAGCACATTCCTTTGCCACTCCTGCAGTAAGCATGTCATCATAGAGATCCATGATGTCAGCGAAGACATGCTTGATGCGCCGCTCAAAACTACGCTTCAGTTCAGGATCCAGATCATCAATAGAGTTCTGACGATTCTTGGTATCCTGCTTACGAAGTTGAGGAACAGGAAGTTCTTCAGTTAGAAGAGATGCATCAGCATAGCGTTGGGAAAACTGCTGGAAGCAGAAGCTCCTATGACGAAGAATTTGAGTTGCGATATCTAGAGTTGTTT